GGATGTTATGACGGATGATATTTGTATTTAACAGAAATTTAACAGAATGTGTTGTGACGGATGTTATGACGGATGATATTTGTATTTAACAGAAATTTAACAGAATGTGTTATACTTTTATTAGTTTTTATACTTCGAAGTATAAAAAATTGTAAAAACTGGTGTAATAAAAATGAGTAGAATGTGTGATAAAAAATCAGAAAGAGTGATTTGGAATGACGAAAATAAAGATGAATTACTTGTATTGTTCTTTTCCAGAAAAAGTTGTTTTAGTAATTTCTATTTATGTAAGTTTGTTATTCAAGGAGTAACCTTCACATCAACGGAACAATATTTTCATTACATGAAAGCATTCATATTCAAAAATTTTCAAGCAATGCATGATATCTTGAACACACAAGATCCTCTAAAACAGAAACAAATTGGTCGCCGCGTCAAAAATTTTGACGAGTTTACGTGGTTATCATACTCATTTGATGTTATGCAAATGGGACTGCTAGCTAAATTCGCTCAAAATGAAGACCTGAAACAGAAATTGCTATCATTTCCGAATGCAAGATTTGCAGAAGCCAGTCCTTATGATCTAGTATGGGGTATTGGTTTAGCTGCGGATCATCCAGATGCCTCTAAACCATCCAAATGGCCTGGTAACAATTTAATGGGAAAAGCTTTAACTGAGGTTCGTGATATTATAAAAGAAACAATATCACTATTCCATTCAAATAGAACACTCCGACAATCACCCCGAAAATCACGATTAACATCACCCCGACAATCACGTTCATCATCACCCCGACAATCACGTTCATCATCACCCCGACAATCACTATTCCATTCATGTCGTTCATCATTACCCCGACAATCACGATTACCATCAGCAATATGTGATGAATTTCTTAAAAATCCAAAAATTAATCCACTGACCAATCGAAGAATATCTCCTAAAGGTTTAGTATATAAAAATCTTGTGAGACAATGTCGTTCATCATCACCTCAACAATCTCGTTCACCATCACGATTACCATCACCCCGGCAATCACGATTACCATCACCAATATGTGATAAATTTATTAAAAATCCTAATATTAATCCACGAACCAATCGAAGAATATCTCCTCAAGGTTTAGTATATAAAAATCTTGTAATTGAATGTCGTAAATCCAAACGTGATATATTTTCAAATAATGTAAGAAGATCCCCATCACGTTCATCATCATATCGACGATCACTATCAACAATATGTGATAAATTTATTAGAAATCCTAATATTAATCCACGAACCAATCGTAGAATATCTCCTCAAGGTTTAGTATATAAAAAACTTCTAAGTGAATGTCGTAAATCCAAACGTGATACACTACCACCGATAAGAGTAATGAAACCATCAAATAATGTAAGAAGATCCCCTAATCCATCACTTATACCCCAACGTAATATATTTAAAAAATATGAAAAAACACCCTCTGAAAAATCAGTGGATCTTCTAAGAGTTATGATATTCGAAGTAAATGGTGATATAACAGAAATTAAATGTGACTATGTGTGTCAACAAACAAACTGTGTAGGAACATATCCAGGGGGATTGGCCAAAACTATCGCCGAAAAATTAGGTGTAAATCCATATAAGTTGCGTACTCCATCTCCGGGGCGCAGAAATTTTGCGATAACGGCAGATCACAATAGGATGGGAGATGTGACAATTACTCAATCTCCAGTGAAAGACGTAAAAGTAGTATGTATGTTTGCACAATATTATCCAGGTAAAATAAATCCCCAAATAGAAAGTATGGCAGAAAGAGAAGAAGCCTTTGAAGTATGTTTACGAAAAATGGATAGAGAAATACCTAGAAATGCAATGGTTGCATTTCCTAAATATATTGGTTGTGGTATAGCTGGAGGCATATGGGAAAATTATCTACGTAAGATTCATAAATTTTCAATAAATAGAAATGTATACATTGTTAACATAGAAGGTCAATTTCCTTCCAATAGTTTATATAGTTAGATCTAAAGGAAAATTGAAATTATTTTTTACAAAATAATGGAACTAAAGTATGTAACACGCATATGACAATCATGAATTCTCTTAGTATGAAAAACGAAGACGGTTTTAACCAACTGATGGATGAAATAATACAACTGATTGCTCTTCTTACGAAGAGAATGAAGAAAGCGGATAGTGATCGTAAAAATATATTACGACAGCAAATAATTGAATTGATCAAAAGCTACAAGGAACTAAATAAAGATCGTAATTCTGAATCTACTCTTCATGAAGAATCTGATGCAGAATCTGAAGAAGAATCTGATGAATCTGAAGAAGAATCTGAAGAAGAATCTGAAGAAGAAACTGTACCTGATTTAACTTCAAGAGCATATTGTGCTGATGATGAAGATTCTGATGATCCTGGGAAAGATTTTTCTATGTCAGAATCTGAAGCTGATGCGGATGATGAAGAATCTGAAGATGAGGAAGCTTCATATGTGATGGTCGATATGGTTGAACAAGAAACATTCTTTTCTTACAAATATGTCTCATTTCTGATTGGAACATGGTTCATTAGTATCTTGTTGTTTTGTTAGATTGATGGTTGGATGTTGTAAATAATTTTGTAAATAATGTTGTAAATAATGCTGTACATAATGTAAATAAAGAAGTGAAACGATGGCTGGATGTCACAATTCCTAGCGATGTTTGGGGCTAGGAATATCTTTGAGAGCAATCTCAATAGGTCTCTTATAGTGGGGGCATCCATTTTCTATACTGAAAAGTATAGAAAAATTAAATACGTTCATACAACCATTTATAAAAATTCATTTTAGCTTTCAATAATTTAATAGTTGGTGCATCACCATCATATTTTGTCACATACTCAATCTCAGAAAATGAAGGATTATCATCAGTGCATCTAGTTTTGAAACATATTGAGCATGATTGTTCATCTAAAACATTGTTTCCTTCTTTTAAGATTGCTTGTTCTTTGCGACCTCCTTTTTTTACACGATATCTATGTGTACATGGTTTATGGATTGCAAATATATCACCAATCCGAAAACGTTTATGTAATTCACGCTCATGATATTCTAACTCAGATTGGCTATATATTCTAGACATTGTAAACATGGTTGGTAATTTTATTTGTGTAAGATAATTACTCAAAAAAGCTAGAGAACTAACAATGAACTAGGTGATGGTACATCGCAAAGATTAGGTGAATATGAAAAATGTACTGGTTTACCATAATATCCAGTACCACATTCTTTAGTAGTGACACCTGCACATTTGGCCTGCAGTTCCGGATTTGAGGTATACATGTATGGTCCTTCTGCGCATCTACTGGATAAGTATGGGGACGCTAAAAGGTGATTTCCTCCGAGCTGTGCATAATTTCTTCCGAGCTGTGCATATGAGAAATTATTATCATATTTTTCTTTTAAAGACATGTATGATATTACAATAATCAATATAATGATAAAAAGTACGAAGATTTGATTATCCATTTTTATTTACTAAGATTTTTGCTTGGAAAATTGAATAATTTTTACTCCAAATGATAGATTAAATAAAGATGGATATTATTAATTGCATTCTCTGTCCTATTCCTGATGATAATACAATTATCAAGAAATTGAAAGTGTTTGGTATATTCACTCCAGATGACGAAAAAACAATGTATAAAGGAAATGAGTATTATATTATTAAGAAAAGCCCTCTTTGGGAGATATCAATGCTCTCTAACGAATCTTCAGAAATAAAGGAACATCTTAAAAAACAGTACTTAAAAATATGTAGTTTTGCTTATTTGTTCAAGATCGGAAAGGCTTGTATTAAAGATAAATATAATAGACTTATTCCAATCGATTTAAAATATAAAAATCAACACTCGATTCTTCAAAATAACGGTCAATATTCAGAATATTTTTTAGAAAAGATTGTAACTGAAATATATTCAAGCCTTGACCTTCTTGAAACACATGAGCATATTACACGTGACGAAAAATGGGCAATTATTCATAATTTTCAAGAAAGGCTCGATTTTGACGACTTAGTGCTTGATGAAAAAGTAGGAATATGTTGCTGGTGTAAAAATAAATGTAACCCAAAATCTCAAACATGTAGAAAATGTCCTCGTGATTGGGCTGCTGCAGGATACCCTGATCATTTTGGTGAGCAATTTATAGCATTTGATGATGATGAGGAATTGGATGCATTGGCAAGCGATATGAGCGATGCATCATTAGAAGATGATATGCCTTCACTTAAAATATATATTTATAACGGTGAAGAAACATGTTTATTGAGAGACGTAATAAAAATATTCAAAAGTCAGTTTAAGGGTTGTTCCTCAATCAAATCTGCTATAGTAAATAAGCAAATTAATCCCGTTTATCATGTTTCACTTAGTAATGATCAATGGGTTAGTAGCATCCCAGATGATAAAACTGAAGTTTTAGTTCTTACTAGTTGGATTCGAGCAAACATCATTGGTTTTTTCCAATAATTTTTTATTAAATTACATATCCCTACGGGGATATGTAATTGTTGAAAAACAGAATTAAACGGAAAGATTTAAACAACCATGAACAACTCTATTTGGGCGTATTTAGAAGTGCAAAACACACTTGAAGATATTTATGTGGATGATGAACCACCAACGTCGTTTAAAAAATTCTTGAGGAAATCAAGTGTATTTACGCCTAAATGTCAGTTTATTGTATTGGGAAAAGTAACTGACTATAGAGAAAATCATATTGAATTGAAACCTTTCCGTAATGGATACCTTTGCTTTTACTCACTTAATTTTCCGTTTGAAGCAAAAAATATTGAAGTACTTGTTGGTTTACAACAATTATTCCAATTACCTTTGAATAAAAGGTTTTTACCTCTAATAGCCAAATATCCCGGAAGTAAAAAGGATGCATACGAAGACATGTTTAAATACTTTAATCAATACATTAAAGTAAATATCAAAGGTATCGAATTCGTTATTTTGAAAAAATATGAGTTTGATTACGCACGACAGTTCTTCCGAAAATTAAATCTGAATTGGATTATACATGTATATCAAGAATGGGATAAAATTATGCAAACATCTATTTAATTAAATCTATTACCATATGGTAATAGATTTATGTACATTATTGTATACTTTTATTGTACACTTTTATTGTACACTTTTATTGTACAATATTATTATGACGATTAAAGCGGTTAATGTAAGTAACGCAATCATAAATGTTTTTGACCGTGGTTTAAAAAGATCTGCTAACTTTCCAGGGTTTGCAGGGTTTCCAGGGTCAAGTGAGCCTGAATCGGTTACTTCAATATCCAAAATATTACTTCTATTTATCTCACGCACTTTCTCAGGACCTGATTTATAGTAAATATCATCTTGTTGTTTTTTGATATTTGTAAGATATTTCTGAGATATTTGTTTCAGATTCACAGTTTCTGGACGTTTAGTTGCTCTAATAAGAATCATTGAACCAACTGGACCTCCTAATCTAGTCATCACCTGCTTGTCAAATTGTGAAACCTTATTGAAAGGATACATTGCAATCTTAAAATATCCTCCTTCATTACCCCACTTTTCTCCCCATGAATTACGGCAATGCCAATATGGTACATCTCCTACTAAATTATTGTCATATTCTATATTTTCAGCTACTCCCCAACCTACTATACTAACAGCATGTAAACCAGCTGTTTCTCTAGTCATTTGATCATCAAATCTCAGTTTCCCACCATTATAATTATTATAGTCTCCTCTATCAAAATATACACCTTTATTCAAAGCAGGATTAGTGAAATTGCCAGTAAAAAAGTTATTTAAAACAACGTAACCTCCAATTACCGGACCGAAATCTAAAATATGGGTTCTGACGGTATTTCTGAAGATAGAAATAGGTGCTGTATCATTAATGTAAAATACATCACTGTTTGGATCTAAAGTGTATAAATATTTCTTTTCTCCACTGTAGTAACAACCACATGGTTTTGGAATATTATCGTTTAATTTTGATGCTAACGTGCTTGCATCAAAATGACGAGCGGATGAAACACTTTTGCATGTTTTATCATCTCCAGAACACCAAGAATAATCAATACATGAAGTGTCTGCAACGCCTTGTTTTTCCAAAAGTGGTGCTATAGCAGCGGGATTTCCTCCAGAACACATATTATGTTCTTTTCCAACTGGTATACATGACATGAGGTATGTTGCGCTGATATTCGGAGACCAGCCTACAGCCCCGGAAACAACAAAACAGTCACTCATAGTATCCGCAAAGGAAACGGCCCAACAAGAACCACATGCATGTTGCGTGCTCACTTTATGGATTAAACTTTTTTTTACTAAATCTAACGGAGTATCAGATGATGTTGGTACAGCCCACGAGAAATTTGTAAATAGTTTTTCATGTATATGTAATTCTGATGGATGTAATTTACCTGCATGCTCATGTTCACGAGGATTATAATCGAATCTGTTTAATGGTCTTGGAACACGTATATTTGTGTGGAGCGGTAATACTCTTGAAAAACTTATATCTGTATTGAGCGGAGGTATAATTAATATATCATTTTGATCTTCACTTAATTTCACATTCGGATGTGAGATTGAATATCCTTCATGTTCATGCTCAGCAGGAGCATGAAGGGGTAAAAAATCACTAAAACGTATATCTGTATTCAAAGGAGGTATAATAATATCCTCAGAAAATTTTTCAATATTTGGATTAAATAATGATTTTTCTTGAATTAAAATTGGTGCCTGATTCTGTAGATACTCTGACAAATTGTCTTCGAAATTCTGTTCGAAATTCTCTTTAATTACTAGAGGTTTTCGGGAACTAAGATAATCTTCCATGTTTTTTATTACAATAAAAAGATTTGATTATTGTAATGCTAGTGTAATGCTATTTATACTTACTTAAATATGCCGTTACGTATATAAAACCTAAATGGAAGTTATTAAACGTAATGGCTCAAAAGAGTATATAAAGCTTGATAAAATAACACATAGAATTAGTTCCCTGTGTATGAGAAAACCTGAATTGAATCATTTAGTAGATCCAGTTAAAGTAGCTATTAAAGTGGTTGAAGGTCTCTATGATGGTGTCACAACAGTTGAATTAGATATACTTGCTTCTGAAACAGCAGCTATGATGACAACGATTCATACAGATTACGCATGGTTAGCTTCAAGGATTGCTATATCTAATTTACATAAAGAATCCAGCAGTGATTTTTCAAAAACAGTAGATTTATTATACATGTTTATTAATCCAAAAACACAAAAACATGCACCACTTGTAAGTAAAGAACTATATGAGATAGTTTCTGAAAATAAATTACTCATTAATTCATGGATTGATTATGAAAAAGATTATTCGTATGATTATTTTGGTTTTAAAACCCTTGAAAAATCATACTTACTTAAAATAAATGAATGTGTCGTTGAAAGGCCTCAACATATGATCATGAGGGTTTCTCTAGGTATTCATGGGACTGATCTAAAATCCGTTAAGAAGACGTATGAACTTATGAGTGAAAAATATTTCACTCATGCTACTCCAACCCTTTACAATTCAGGAACTATGCTTCCCCAAATGTCATCGTGTTTTCTTTTAGATATAGATGATGACAGTATAACAGGTATTTTCAAAACATTGACAGATTGTGCTATAATATCTAGGTACTCAGGAGGCATTGGTGTTTCTATTCATAAAATTAGAGCTAATGGTTCTTACATTGCTGGTTCGAATGGTATCTCAAATGGAATTACACCTATGTTACGTGTTTACAATAATGTGGCTAGATATGTTGATCAGGCAGGTCGTCGTAAAGGATCGTTTGCGATTTACGTAGAACCTTGGCATGCAGATATATATCAGTTTTTAGATATGAAAAAGAATTCTGGTTCTGAAGAACATCGTGCAAGAGATTTATTTTATGCTCTGTGGATTCCTGATCTTTTCATGAAACGTGTAAAAGAGAATGGTTCGTGGTCTTTGATGTGTCCAAACGAGTGTAAAGGTTTATATGAGGTGTATGATAAGGAATTTGAAGATTTATATACCCACTATGAAGAAAACGCTAAATATATTAAGACTGTAAAAGCCCAAGATTTATGGTTAAAAATTATTCACTCTCAGATTGAAACAGGTACTCCATACATGCTCTACAAAGATGCGTGTAATATAAAAAATAATCAACGGAATTTGGGTATCATTAAGTCCTCAAATTTGTGTGCTGAAATATGTGAATACACTGATAAAAATGAGATTGCAGTTTGTAATTTAGCTTCAATATGTCTTCCTAAATTTGTTGAGAAAGACAATTTTAATCATGACATGTTATTTAAGATTGCAAAGCATATCGTATATAATTTGAACAATGTTATAGATAGGAATTTCTATCCATTACCCGAGACGAGATTGTCTAATATGCGTCACCGACCGATAGGGTTAGGTATACAAGGATTAGCTGATGTGTTTGCTTTATTACGATTACCGTTCACATGTGAAAAAGCAAAGATTTTAAACAGGGAGATTTCAGAAACTATGTATTTTGCCGCTTTAACAGCATCTCATGAATTAGCTATCAAAGATGGTCCATATGAAACATTTAAAGGTTCTCCTTTGAGTGAAGGATTGTTTCAATTCGATCTTTGGAAGGGTGAAACTAAATTTAGTGGTAGATGGGATTGGGATAAATTACGACAAGATATTATAAAAGATGGTGTTCGCAATTCTCTTGTTATCGCATTAATGCCAACTGCATCAACAGCTCAAATAATGGGTAACAATGACGCTTTTGAACCGTTCACATCTAATCTATACACACGTAGAGTGTTATCTGGGGAATTTATAGTAATTAATAAACATCTGGTCAATGATTTAACCAGATTAGGTTTTTGGAATTCAGATATGAAAGACCAATTAATTCGTGATAATGGATCAGTTTGCAATCTTCAAATACCTAAAGAATTGAAAGATATTTATAAAACTGTATGGGAAATATCTATGAAAGATATTATAGATATGGCTGCTGATAGAGGTCGTTTTGTTGACCAATCACAGTCAATGAATCTATTTCAAGAATCACCTCAGACGAATACGATATCAAAAATACACATGTATGCTTGGAACGCGGGATTAAAAACAGGAATGTATTATTTGAGGACAAAAAGTGCGGTCAATGCAGTAAAAGTTACTATTGATCCGGATAATGTAAAGAAATGCGACGATGAGTGCTTAACATGTAGTGCTTAACATGTAGTTCTAAAAATAAATTCATTACAGTAATGTAATGAATTTCTTCTATAATATTAATTAGTAAATGAAATAATTTACTCAAAACATTCTTGAGTGTATCTTCTAAATTCTTCTAGTTGTGAAGGTGTTAAATTATCGATTAGTGATTGTTCACCTTCTTCTTTAGAGCTGGAATTTGTATTAAGCATATATAAAAAATCGCTAGGAAATGATATTTTTGATTTGAAATAGAAATAAACAATACCGGTATTTTCTATTTTCGAACGACATATATCTGAATATTCTTTGTTACTGGGAAGATTAATCGGTGTTTCATTTTTATTATAATATTCATGTAATACTTTCTCCCAATTCATACATAAATTGTATGGAACACAGTTAAAAGATATATCTTCACGTGAATGCTCATCTGTTTCTTCTTCATAATGATCATTAAACCATTTCAATCGCCAATTATATAATTTAATAGCTAAATATTCGTCAAAAACATCCTTGATATCATCAATATTATCTAATAACTGATCAGCGTAATCACGAAATTCTCCCATATATATAATTTCTGAATTCAATACGTTTTGCATTTTATTTTCATTTATCATTTACTTTTTTTAGGAAAATTCAAGTTTTAGAGCGATAAGAATATTTTTATAAGTATCTGATCTAAAGGATGGCTAAGTGTGAGTAAAACATGCCAAAGCCGAAATCTCCCGTAAGACCGAGTAAAACAACAAAACAGATTAAATCTGTAATGCCACCAGCGGTGCATGATTCGTATGACGAATCTTATCATGAGAATGATACCAATACCGAGAACCGCATCGAGAACCGCATCGAGAAACGCACAGAGACACATGCTGAGACACATACTGAGAAAACTAAAGAGAAAGTTTATCCACCACTTATTCGTGAGCTATTAAATATTTGTGTTGGTGAAGCAAATGATGTAAAAATTGCATTAAAACATCGCAATCGTCAAAAGTATAAAAATATTTTTGAAAGCTACAAAGATAATCTCTCAGATCGTGATATTTCAATCATCAAAGGAGCTCTATATTATTTGTACGATTTTAGTCGTGTAGTTTCCATTGATAAAGAAAATACTCTTTGGATGATTGGTATTTTCGAGATTCCTACTAGTCAAATTGTATCCTATACTAGTAAAGAGATTCTGAAAAGTATCGCAAAAGATCATGGTCTGTCTTATTCAACCAAGAAAGCTTCAGACCTAGTAGATAGTATTCGTAATGTTATTGATCCAAGCTGTTAATATTCTATAACTATAAGGTTATAGAATGCTTTTAGAATGCTTTTAGAATATTCGTAGAATTCTACGCGTATTTATTATTGACCATATGCTTCCTCATATAACTTACAGACCCGTCTCTCACCCATATTTCCGGGAATACCTAGCGAATATTCGGGAATGTTAGTAGATATTTTTTGAGGTACTATGGTCGATTCAGGTCGTGATGTATTTATACTTATAAATTGTTTCATCTTTTCAAGATTATTTCTAGGATTTTCCTCATCTTGGAAAAACTGATTAAGAACACGTCCATTTACAAATAAAAGTAATAATGGTACATATGTAATGGGTGAATTGGATCGAAGAGCCATGTTTCTCAATTGCCAATCATTTTGAGAAACATCCATGTATGAAAAATTAACCCCTCTTATTAATTTTGACAAGCGTTCAAAAGCAGGTTTAACATCGATACAAAATGCGCAATCATTAGTGAAAAAGAATACAAACGAGTAACCTTGATCATTTAGTTTAATTAGTTCACGATTATGGATCGTAAAATCATTTGGTGTCAGAAACATTTTATAAACATGATAATATCTTTATGTTAATTTGCCAATTGTAATATAACTAAAATTATTACAAAAATTAACGTCTTCGTAAATATAAGAATTGTTTCAGATTCTGAAACAACAGACCCTAATAATTTATCTATTACTGGTAAACTAAGAACAATAAAAACTATTGCAGGTATAATGAGTTTTTTATAATCTACTGTTTTAACAACCTCTATACCTTGACCAAATATATCCCTCATTACGTTTACGTCAATATCTGAAGGAATTTCTTGTGATTGAGGTAAGTTTTTAATTTCGTCAGCCATTTTCTTGAAACAATGATAATATTAGGTCTTTTTTTTATGTTCATGTGTTGTATCAGATATATATGATTCACGATCTTTTGCCATTTGCTGAGCAAGTGTCGTAACATTTAATGAAGGTTTAGGTTTTTCAGTGTCTATTACATTGTCTCTTACATTGTCTCTTACATTATCTTTCACATTGTCTCTCACATTGTCTCTTCCATCTGTAATATTTGTTCTTCTAACAGATTGTGATTCCTCTTTTGATGTTTCAGTAGAATTCAGTACATTCATTATTTGGTCTATCCACATGTAAATATATTCTCGTTCAAATTTTTGTTTTGGTGTATTTCCATAATACTCGACCAAAAGGGTTGGAACATATTCAATCCCATTTTGTTGAATAATACTTTTGAAAGAATCGTTATCAATACACAATAAGGTCATACCAGTAACCTTTGGAAAATCTAGAGGTAATTCATTGATATAATTAAGCAATGAGCTTGATGCAGGTGAATGATTAGAGTATAAAAGAACACAGTATTTTCTGTCCATTTTTATATTCATTTATTTTGGCTTTAACCTATCTCTGAATAAATATGATTTACAATTACATCTATCCACTTCCAAATAATAGCTTTATTTTTGGATGTACATGATTCCCATAATAAATCTATGTCCCCTTCTAATACTGTTCCTTTCATGAATCTATGATCATGACATTTTATTATTTCTCTCACATAATCGTTTGATAGATGATCAAATACAATCGCATACAAATCATCTTCATCCAACATATTCTTTATTTTGTGATGATAGTAAATGAGACGTTTGTAAACAATTTTGTTTTTGTCTTCAAACAATTCCATTAATTCATCCAAAAATTCAAGTAGCTTTGTTTTGAAAATGTACATTTTCAAAACAGTGTACTGTTTATAACTTACTGTTTTTTCACAAGTTACAACATATATGGTAGAATAATATGTTGTTGATCTATTCTATAATTAAATTTCCTTCCATACATATTCTGGATATGCCTGAGCGATGTTGTAATGAAAATAAATAAATTCTCTAACATTTGAGTATTAGCTTCTTTAAAAAGTACAATGTAATAAAGACAATCTAAACATATCATGAGGAATATTTTAATCTCATTATTCCTTCGAATAGTAATGATATGTTCATTAAATCGTTTCTTCCATTGTTTAAATTTTAACATTTTTGTGAGATAGCGTACTCTGAATTGTTGTCTAATAAAATCATCACGTTCCTGAATTCCAATTATTACTTCAACAGATCGAAGTAATATTCCTTGAACATATTTTAAATATAGGCCTTTATTTACTGTAAGCGACGATTCAGAAAATGTCTCTAATTTAATACCATCAAGATTAGTTTGACATTTGATTAAAAAATGTCCTTCACATGGATTATCCAATGGGTTTCTATCTTCTATATTTTGTGATCGTTTCCATTCATAGAAATGAGGATTATGTAAAACATCTCCCTTTGGGACGATCTTACGAGTAGCCCAAGAAAACGTTGTTTTACATTTTACACAAAACATTTGATCACATCCTCCTGTTTCTTTTTCAATTAAGGTAAAGCATTTCGGACAAGCAGTGCAGTTAGTATATATGTATTTATAAGTTTCTAGTACTTCTTGGTTACATTTATGATTAATAGTTTTCTCATTAATGCATTCACTGCATATTAATATCATACATTCTTCGCATTTAAATTCTTGTATAGGAATATTACATCTAGGACAATCGTGATTAATATGCCGATATTTCTTTCTTTTATATCCCATATTCTCTAATATAAAAGATATTTGATCCTCTGTCATACCATCTTTACGCATCCATTGAGTCATAATATCCATTTCCATTATCTGTTGTTCTTCATGCATCATATTCATTGTGGCTTTCAGAAGTGATAATTCATTTTTAAATAAATAACTCAATTCTTTCGATGCAATAAGTTTGTATTTAGCAGTTGATAAACAGCATCTCATATCTGTGATTAAAATTGATTCTTCACAAAACATACATCTTATGTTTTCTATGTTTTCTAACATATATTTAAAGACACATCTAATACATGCACTATTAGCACATTTAAAACAGGAATATTTCCGTCTCAGTTTAGAGGTATATTTATAACAACATATTTGACAGTCCATTTTTGTTAGAATTATATACTATAACATAATTACGTCAATTCCTACCCCAAATCAAAAATCCTACAAGAATGCCAAGAAGTAAATATATTATTAGCATAATCCATTCTTGTAACATGTTTTTATAAATGACTACATTTTTTTAATACATTAACTGAAAGAACATAATGGTATATCATCGTCATCGGATTCTTCAATATGTTTCGGAGAAAAACAACATGTTATAGATTGTTTGTATTTTTTTTCTTCTTAAAAATAACGGAATGCTTTGGGCGTGATGATTGTTTAGGATAAATATCAGTATTTGAATAGCTTGCAGAAACCAGGAATTTAGTAAATTTCTTAAGAGCTGAAACTAATTCTTCTACTGAATATTCTGTCCTACTTGCAGCCCATAATGCAATTCTCTGTTTTTGGGCAGGAGAAAGAATATTAATAAATTTCATTACATCATTCTTCACTACAGTTTTCCAAATGTATTTTAATTGTTCTTGTTCTACGTCATCAAATATTCCGAACTGGGATTCATCGAATCCCCCGAGAATGTCAATAATGACTTTATTCATCAATATCATAATATCGTCCATCTTTTTCCTTCGATAAGATATTTTTTACAGTTATATTCAAAAGATGAATAAAATAACTTGTAAAAACAGTAGTAATAACACTAGTGAATGTATTAACACATTTAATAATCTTGAATATTTTGATACAGATTTCGAGAGAGTACCAAATTCGGGTAATAAAATATTATACACTAGTACAGATCCTCGACTAGTAAGCTCTGCTCATAATGGTCAGCGGATATTATTAGATAGTATCCCTCTTAACGGAAAGGTACAGGTTTGGGAAACTGATAAAATTAAAAGCTATGATTCAGTTTATAATTCGTACAAAGATATAAAAGGAGGTTCAAATACATACTATTATGACAAGTATTTAGCTGTTCCTTTTATACCTCAATTATTCAGTGAACGTAGCATTCAAAAACATGATTACATAGATCCAATGGACTCATTTAAACCTCATTATACTTATTGTACAACAACTGATGGAAAGCATAGTCTCACTTGGCTAAGAGACAGTACGTTTCATAGAGAAGATCTTATGAGTAAACAGATTTGGAACAGAAATCAAACAAATTATGAGGTAAACTATCTTCAAAAGTAGAAACATATAAAATATCACTTATACAAAATGGAAGTACGTGAAAATTTTTGTGGTATATGTATGGCTGTTCCTATCGCATTGGCAGGTGCTGGAGTAGCAGGTCTTACATCAAAAGCTGAATATCATAAAAGAAAAAAAATAATGATAATTACTGGATTGGTTATCCTATTTATTTGTTTGTTTATTTGGTGGTATTATAGAGACTGTGAATCATGTAAAGTTTAATCTCATAACAAATATGTTATGAGATTGTATAGTTGTAACATAGTTTTAAGATTGTTTTTAGTTCTCAAATGTAATTTCTTGTACTTCGCCATTTGCAACAAGTAATTCGAAATCTGAACCCAATGTTCTTTGAGCAAATATTTTAAATCCAGCTACTTGAAACGGATCAGCTCCACCAGGGAATACACGTGTTGGTATGACAAGAGTATTTAGAGCGGTTAAATTGGTGAATACAACTCCTTGAGGTTTAGAGAACTCCACTGTTGTAATTTCTGCATTTGTATCTCCTCTTCGAAGAGAAAAGGTTACTGTAGAATTTTCATTGTTTATAAAACGACCAGTAATTCGAAGAGTGATCAAAATCGGATAATATGTATTAGTTAATTCAGAAGCCTTATATGTTCCAGAAACATTATCATAAGTAACTAATGAATTAACATTGGTAGATGGCAAACTGCCAAATATACGCGTAAGATCCACTGGGTTTGACCTAATAACTGTAAGTTGTGGTAAAACTCCTCTATTTCTCCAAAAGAAACTAACATTGGCGCCTGGAAGACCGGTAGGACCGATAGGTCCTTCAGGTCCAATAGGTCCTTCAGGTCCATCAGGTCCAGTAAGTCCGGTTAAACCTCTTGGACCAGTTGGACCGGTTGAGCCAGTTGCGCCAGTTTGACCAGGAGGTCCCGAAGGTCCGGTAGGTCCTTGAGGACCTTCGGGACCTTCTGGTCCCATAGCTCCTATTGGACCTATGGGACCTGTAAGACCAGTGAGACCTCTGGGTCCCATAGGTCCCATAGGTCCATCATCTCCAGGAGCTCCATCAGCTCCTGGTAGTCCAGCGGCTCCATCAGCTCCTGGTAGTCCAGGAGCTCCATCAGCACCGGGAGCTCCTGGTTCTCCATCAGCTCCTGGTAGTCCATCAACTCCAGGAGGTCCAGGAGGTCCAGGAGGTCCAGGAGGTCCATCAGCACCAGCAGCTCCTGGTTCTCCATCAGCACCTGGTAATCCATCAACTCCAGGGGTTCCAGGAGGTCCAGGAGGTCCATCAGCACCAGCAGCTCCTGGTTCTCCATCAGCACCTGGTAATCCATCAACTCCAGGGGTTCCAGGAGGTCCTGGTTCTCCAGCGGCTCCTGGTTCTCCATCAGCACCTGGTAGTCCATCAACTCCAGGAGGTCCAGGAGGTCCAGGAGGTCCAGGAGGTCCTGGT